ATTGGTGATAGCTTACGTTTAGTATCAAGCGCTTCAATCACAGCCTTTGGAATTAGTCTTGGCTCAACAATCATGTCAGCCTTGCGGAACTCGTCTTCCAAGCCCCCGCCCTTCTTCATGTGAACGCCACCGCCTTCTGCATATCCTTCCTTCTGCAAGCGAGTCAGCATTTCATCAGTAATCTGTGTGGATGGTGCATAGCCACGAACCCAGTCTAGATACGTTGGCAGTCTGCCTGTCTTCTGTTGGAAGTCCTCAATGAACTTCTGCATGATGAGTTCGCGTGGTGCTGGGTCAAACGATACGCCTAAGTCTTCACCATGCAAGATATGTGGGAACGCTGAGTGCAGGTCTGGTCTCTCTGACTTCTCGCCAGATAGTGTGAATAGACGATAGCCTAACGAACCTGATGGCACGTCCTTCACTATCGGGTCAGTCATCTTTTGCATCACCTTGTCATAGTCAAAGATTTGCGCCTTCTTACCACCGAGTCCAACGCCACCCATTACATCTGCCGCTACCGCTCTTTTGTCGAAGCGGTCAGCAAAGTCCTTGAACTTTCTGTCTAGGATGTCTACGTCTTCTGGGAATAGTGGAACGCCCTCTTTGTCTACAGCTTGTCTCAAGCGGGTGTTCATTGCCTGATGCAATACGGGGTCTAGCTTGCCAGCCTTAGCCGCCTTCTTGAACTGTTTATGTAGTTCATCGAATACGTGCTGATTTGAACGGTGCTGTTCTGGCGTACCTATCATGGTCGTCCAGATAGCTTGTCCTTCTGGGAATCTTTTGTTAGCGGCAATCATTGTAGAGGCTACAGCAGGGTTACCTACGCCCCATGCAACGCCTTCGTATTCTGGGTTCTCTAATGAAAGAGTTGGGAAGCCTGGCCCACCTAAGTCGCCATTGCCTACGCGCATACGGTCTGACTGCGTGATGTTTAGATACTTGCCTTCGTGTTCACCTAGAGCTTCTGATGCTTTCTTGACGGCCTTCTTGAGTAATCCACCACCAGCCTTGTAAATGTCAAAGCGCTTCTTCATGTCATAGCGAGCTGAGTCTGTTGGCTCTGTGATATATGTCTGACCTTCTGGGCGCGTGCGTTGCCAGTATGTCTCTCTCAGTTCTGGGTTATTACCTAACAACTCTTTGCCGATGTCAGTCGCCATGATGCCACCTTTAGTCGTTGCACCGATACGCTTCAGCTCAGAGAAGAACCCCTCGCCAGTAAAGTCTTGGGATAGATTGTACTTGTCAGCATACTTGTCAAAAGCACGCTCTAGTTGTTTAGTGAAGTCTTTTTGACTAGAGGCTAGAAACCTTACCCAATCCTCATCGCTAACCCAATCAGGCTTGGAGTAAGTCTCATATGGACTCAATGACGCTGGATAACGTGATTCTGTCTTACCACGCGCCTTATCTATCAAGTGCTGTTGTTCATGGATAAGCGTGCCATAAGGCTGATTGAGGTAATTAGGCTCAGGGTTGATTTGAACAGCGCCAGGCTTAGTGTAATCAGCAAAGCCACCAATGCGAGACAATCCCTCTTCCTTGATGAGTCTTCTTATCAGTGGATTGCTTGTATCAATGCCGCCTATCTCTTTGAGTTGATAGGGGTCGAAGTATTGGTCTTGCGGTGCGCTTTCTTTTAGCTTCTTCATGACTTTGGCATTCTTAACAGGAACGCCTTTGAATTTGTCTACGTCACCACCGCCTGCATAGCGTGGTGGGTCTTTGGGTTCATTGTGATAGCTGATAGCGCCATATTGAGGGACGGACTCAGTCACCATGTTGGATTGAATGAACTCTCTCTCTAAATCATGCTTTTTCATGGGCATCCTCAGACGGCGTAAGGGTTGACACGAGGCTTGCGTTCCTCGTAATAGTCATCATACGCTGGTGCAGGGTCAATGTCTAGGAAGCCTGCATCACGCAAATACCTTAGCGCTTGAGTACATGCATCCACATAGTCATCATGTGTTGAGTCAGGGAACGAACAGATTTGACTCACGAAGCCTTCAGCCCAATCCCTTACATACCCCTTGCGGTTAGTCGACTCAGGTATCCATACACGCTTAGAGGCAATGATGTTCGAGACAATCGACAAACGCTGTATCTTGTCAGCACGACCAGGATTATACGCTCGCACTGGTAAGTGAGCTCTCTGCAAGTCTTGAATGAGTGAGATACCAGCCGCCTTGTCTTCCACTAGGATGAGGTCAACCTTCTTGCCTCCGACATAGTTAGTCTCTTCAGACTCTACGTCAGCACCGTAAGAGACTTGATACTCTTCAATGACTTTCGGTCTGAGGTCAGGATACTGCAAGCGCTCTTGCCAGCAATCGATAATCATGACGGACATCGGTCCATCTAGTGGCTTGAACACTCCGAACACAATACAAGCAGTTGGGTCGTTGAATGTCTTCTCAGTGTAGGCGCAGTCGTAAGATTGTAGAACGAACTCAAACTTGGGAAACGGTTTATCCGCTGGCCACAAGCGGAACATATCTCGCTTGACGATACCACTCTCTTCTGGGTCGATAATCTCCGCATAAATCTCTTGGCGTCCGAGCTTTGTACCTTCATATTGTAGAATCTGCTTTCTAAAGGATGGGGCAAGGTTGTCGATGTTTGCATACGTGGAGGCAGTCGTCAGCACTACATCGTCTCCCTCCCTGCCCACAAGTTCAATGATAAGGTCTTTTGGCTTTGGTGTGGTAGTACATATTAAGCGAGTGTGAGTGCCGAGACGGATACCGAATTGAATCATGTCCCACGACTCTTGCAAGTAATCCCATGCCGCTAACTCGTCTAGCCATCCACCATGAAACTGCGGACCACGGAAACGCTCAGGTTCACTCGCAGGGATGCCCTTAATGAACGAGCCATTAACTAGCTTCAGCTCATGGAGTGCCTTGTTATAGTCAGCTATCAGCTCTTGAGGTATCACAGACAATAGACCAGAGTCACCCTCGAAGCACGTCTGTCTCACGTCACCGCTAGTCGGTGCTGATACTAGCCAGCGGGTGTTAGGTTCACTCCACGCCCACCAGCCTATCTGCTCTGCCGCTGTCCTTGTCTTGCCTGCGCCACGTCCTGCAAGTAGTAGCCAGATATTCCACCAATCACCTACAGGCAGTATCTGATGGTCATGCGCTTGGGATAGCCACTTCATACGCCAAGCATACGCTACCTGCTGTTGAGCAGGCAGGTTCATGAATGCCTTCTTGGTCTCTGGGTTCTTTAGGACTTCGAGGGCTTGCATATCATGTCCACCAGACCTGGCAATACAACTCCGACCTGTAACGCTTGCATTGCGTGTTTTTTGGCTCTTTGATAGTTGATATGAGTAATGCCATCAACTCCACTGCATTCGTTGCTAGAATCGCCTGCAATCGCCTCCATTGACCTTCCACACCATTGGCAGAACTGTATGTGCATGGATAGCTGATTGAATGAATGCTTCATATCAATCCTTCTTCTTGTAGTCAGTAAAGAAGTTCGGCTTTGATGCTAGCACTGCGCTATCACGATACGCTGTCAGCACCTTGATGAGACTGTCTAGGTCTTCTAGTGATAGCTTCCCCGCTAGCGATACAATGTGCCCAATCGAGGGCTTTGATGGTGTCATGCCTACCCTTTCTTCTTCTGGCGTGACAGCTCTAGGTTCTTCACTACCTCATCAAACAGCGTGACGTCCTTCACCGCTAAAGGGTTCTCTTTGTCGCCAGCGATAATCTGCTTCTCGCCATACTTCATAGGCTTAAGCTTTGCCGCAGTCCACTTACGAGCCTCAATACGGTTCTTTTGGTACGCTATCAACGCTGAGTCCACTCGATACTCAATCAGGTTCCCATCCTTGTCATAGATGGGCACAGTCTCAGGGTTCTCATCAGCAATGGCAATGATTTGGTCAGCCAATGTGTCGGCTTGGTCTTCGCGTGCGCGCGTGTACAGCTCTCGAAAGTCTTCATGCTTTTGCAACCAACGATACACAGTCGCTACACTTGGCATGTGAGCATCGCTAGTGATTGAGTATAGACTCTCTCCCTTTACAATCCTCTCGCATATCTCGTCTGCTATGTCATCGCAATACTTTGTGGGTCTACCCATGTCTTTAAGTTTTTCGAGGGTTTTTGCGCGGTCTGCGTGGCTTTGAGCGCTAGTGTCTACAGGCTCTTGAGTGTCTTGCGCGAGAACTGTCGTGTTTAACCCTATCTGGTCAATCATACTGTCGCGCTTCTTTGATTTAGTTTCTGGCATAACCCATATTCCTCTAGTGTTGATGCCTGTTAGTGTAGCGGTTGTTTAACAAAGTTGCAATTGGCGTGAGCTATGTCTCCGCCAGCAGACAGAAACATTGTCTTATTCTGCACCCTCACGCAGTACAGAAGCACCTTAGCAACTCCGATGTAGTCCAAGCCAAGGTTCAGAGCTACAAAGTCATTAGGGCTACTCGCTACACGGGGTCGGCTACCGATTTGTCCCTTTGCCCGAATCCGCTTTCGCCGTAATCTTAAACTGGCGCGGGCAAGAATAGCAGGAATGCAAACCATGCTATCAATGCCAATGCGCCTATTATACTCTCAAGTAATTGTTTTGTCTCGTTTTTCATGAAGGAATTAACTCATACTCTGCGACTAAACATTCCTCATTGAACTGATTCTTAACCGCCTTACGGTTAGTCACAATGATGTGACCTTCTTTGCGTAGGTCAAACACTACGGCTGACAATCTGTATATGCCTAGCTTCGTCCATGACTCTAGCGGATTGATTCTAGTGTTGAGCTTCAAGTAATTTAGCAAGCGTTCTTTTTGTGTCATAGCTATCTCCCCTCAATCACGCCTTCGTCAATTAGATGGCGAGCAGTGCGACCAAACCAACCCTGCAATTGCCACGCCAAACCTGTATCCACTAGGTGTTGCCAAGCTTCAATCACTTGCTCTTCTGACTCTGCTTCAATCCAACCTTCTGCGATGCCTACTGCATCAAATGCGTTCACTGTCATGTCACTCTCCTTCACTGTTAAGTTTGCACTAGACCGCATCTCTGCGGTTTCGACCATTCAGGTCTCGTCAGTAGTGCTAGAGGTTCTTGATGCCAAACTCGCTCTTGAGCAAGTCCTCTGCCTGTCTATATGCTTTCCAGTAGCGTTCTGTTGTAGAGCTTTGTCTGTCTTTTGCTGATGCCTCTTGGTACCAAGCAAAGTTGTATGACAACTCTTTAATTAGGTGCTCAAGGTAGAGCTGTTGTTCTGGTAGTAAGTTTAAGTTGATTCTTGCAGTCATGTCGTTCTCCTATTCACTTTTCTGCTCAACGTTAAGCATTGAACACAGTATAGTTTAACTTAATATAACAAGTCAACAATTATTTTAAAAAAGTTTTACTATGTTGCACAAATACAACACTAGTATCCAGACAAGTATCCTTCTACGTAAGTCTCTCCAGCATCAGCCAATGGTTTAACCTTGCTAGCAATGTCATCGTAGTCCAGAGAATACCCCTCGTAGTTAGTCCACTCACCATTGCGATAGTCAAGAATGTCATCGTCGCTTTCGCCAAGAGAGAATGAGCAACTTTCTTCATAGAGTTGATACTCTTCCTCAAGTTTGAATAGTTTTGCGTCTGTATAGCCACCACGTATGTCACAGCCCTGATGTACTTGCAGTAAGCAGTAGTAATCAAAACCTAGCTTGAATGTCTCGCCTTGAATGACCTGTGACAGACAAGAATCACCATTGTAGCTGTTGAACGTGTCACCAATAGGCTCGAAGCCTTTGTCCTTCAGCCACTTCTCACCTGCCGCTGATACACCATAGTAATCATCACTGTCCCAGTCATCTACTGGCAAAGCATTGTACTCATTGCACAAGTCATCTAGGTGTAGCACGTTGCATAGGTAGTGATACAGACTGATACGTGGATACGCATCATACTTGTCATCACCCCACTTCTTAATCTCTAGCACTGCCTGTGGCTCGTTATTAAAGTCATCAATAGACTTCTTAGCGTTGCGCTCCCAGTGTCTGCCATAGGCACCCCCGCTGTCGAGCGGGTGAGCACCTGTGTTAGTTGTTAGTAATTCGTATACCAATTTTTTGACTGCATCCATGTTATTCCCCTTCCACTTGTGTTTTGCCTGCTTTTAAAATCTTGTCTGCCGCACTGAATATACGCTGTGCAGACTTGTCGCTGATTGTTTGACTACCTAGCCAGTGCTGAACGTAGCCACGTGACTCTTGGTCGCCTGCTAGGTTCAAAGTCTTGCATAGGATATATGCTACTGACTCAGCCTCTACCTCACGAATGTCTTTAGGTGTACGGTCAGAGTCGGATAGTACGCCTTCTGTCGTGTGACCCAATACAACGTGCGCCAACTCATGGAAGCGGGTCTTGTGTGGCAGTGCCGCTACTGGATTTACTGCAATCTGACGGCCTGTTGCATAGCCTTGACAATTGCCATCAGCATGAGTGAATGCAATCTGCTCGATGTCTAAGTTCTTTAGCGCTCTGTCTGCATCCCAGCCTTGAATTACTGGCGCAACGTAGTCGTCACCGTCTGTCTGGTCTAAGCTGAACCAGTTAGCCTTCTCTTTGAACACTTTGAATACCTTGCCAGTCTCTTCACCGTTCTCGTCTTTCTCTTTGATGGTGATTGGCAATAACAGCAACAAGGCTTTCTCGCCTTTCTTTACCTGACGGCCAAGTGACTGCCACTTCTTGTATGACGCGATTGGAGACAACTCCAAACCACGTGATTTTAACTGACTGTAAGCTAGCAACTGGTTGCCGATGCTGTAGTCGTGGAATACGCTGTAGCAAGCGCTGATGATGCCCTCTTGCTCAACAATCTCTTTGAGGTAATCTGACCATTTGATGTCCATGTTTAACTCCTTCACTTTACGATTCACTTGTCTGCGAAATTGCATTAGTTGTTATTCTAAGTAAAACAAAAGGGGGTGTCAATACCCCCCATGAAAATATTTTTAATCTATTTGTTTTAGCAGAATGACTTGATAGCCATCATTCCCATACTCAGCACGATACTGAGACAAACGCTCACGAGCTGACTCTTCATCGTTACCAAAGTACAGTGGGGATAAATTTACCCCCTTCTCATCTGCACTCACTAGGACGCAAGCGTAAATGCTCTTGTCTCTGATAGCGAACTTTGCTTCTACGTGTTTTGTTGTTGTCATGTTGACCTCCTAGCGTGCTGTTACTTTGACACTGATAACTGCGGCTGTCTTGCTGTACTTAGCTAGCAAGTCATCAGACACATTAAGAGCTTTGTAAAGAGCCTTGTTGTCAACTGTAGTCCGTTGAGACAGGATAACGTTGGCTTTGTACAGGCTACCCTCTACAACACCTTCTGCACCGCTCTTGAGTTCGTTCTTGATAACCTCTGCTTCTGCTTCGAGGTCTGCGATTTGTGCTAACAACAAACCTAAACGGTCAACTGCTGTTAGTTCTACTGCTACTTGATTAGTTACTGTTGTCATGTCACTTCTCCTTCACTTATCTGCTCAGAATTAAGCATTGAGGTCAGTATAGTTTAACTCAGTATAACATGTCAACAACTATTTTAATCTTTTTTCATGGGTGTCTCTTTTTTACCACAGTGCTTCTCGTACATGGCTAAAATAGTGACTCCAACCGAATACTTCGGCTCACGGCCACTAAGCATTGTCTTGCGTAAGTTTGAGACATGCATCTCTAAATGCCATGCTATGTTCTCCCATGTGTCATGCTTGTTTATCTCTCGCAGTATCTGCGCCCAGTCAATCTTCTTTGCATCCATCAAATCACCTTTACGTGTCCCTCACTGAAAAGCCAACCAATGGTCTTTCTGTGAGCTTCTTCCCATAGTTCTTTCTTTTGTTCTCTAGTAGCCTTTGCATCGCTATCCACGTACGAATGACACCGATGGCATAAAAACGCTATGCGATAGTCATGCGCCTTGATTCCTGTGCCTTTTCCGTCCCTCTGTTGATTGCTATGTGCCGCTACCACTGTGCCGTCATTGTTGCCACAGCACTGACATGGAGCCTCTTTTGCCAGCTCTAATAGCTTGGCATTGCGATAAATCATGTGTTTGACTTACCCCTTCTAAGGTCACGCCATCCGCTA